AATTTCCCAACTCTCTGTCGAGAACACGTTTTGGGTAAACTCTGCCATTACCGTTCTGAGCATCTGCCCTTTGCATAACCCCAGATAGATACATGGCACCGTTTTGAATTTCAACTTTCTCTGCTTCGGTTAAAAAGTCTTGACAGACCCCACCTTCACACAACTCATAATATTCTCTTAGTAATACTTTGTCACCCATCGTCGCCAGCCCTCGCTTTTAGTTGCTCCCTAATAAGGGGAGCTTTTCTCATGTCTTTAAATAGGCTCTTTTGTACCCAAAGTACCTTAATGGGGGAATGATATACAACGGCATTATCGGAAGAGACTGCTATCGCCTGCCAGTCATCAGAGCCATGCCAGCCCAAAGCATCGCAGATAAACGAGTCCACTGAAACATATTCTTGTTTCTCATGTGGATACCAAAAATTATAGTGCCCAATTTGTGAAGGTCTTATTTTAACCCCAGCGGGCACTCTGTATTTGTCCAAAGCCATGGCTTTCTTCCCTTGTTTGTTATTTTAAACTTAAAATTTGCGGGCGCGACCCGCCCGAGCTAAGAGCCTTTGCAGCAACGGCGTACTGGCTGGAGCATCCACTTACCAGTCATAACGTCTGCCATCTCACTCATCATCTTCACAATCAACAACATTTTGGCACCCTCCTAAAAATTTGTGTTCTACTTTAAAACCACAATCCCCAAATACCATGCTTAACGCATATGATGTGCCTGAACTCAAGCACCCAAGCGAGAACCCAGTCATGAGGTTATAGTCATAAGTAAATAGTTGTGTTTGATTATTTGCCCCCCACAAAAACAAACCAGCCCAAAAGCCGAGGCACATGGGGCAGTGAAACAATTCCCCTAATTTGCCCTCGGTTGGTCGTATGCGGTCAAAGATACTTCCGTATACTAAAAGTTGGGTTAGTCCATAAGCGGTAGCAACAAAAGTTACCAGTTCAATCATTTTTTCCTCTACGCCTAGACTCGTATACTCTATAATAAGACTTCATAGCCGGGTACGCAGGTATACTTCCCTTTTCTTCTTCTTGGGGCACATCGCCAAGCTCTGTCTTGTCAGGTTCTTCTGGGTCGGTTATCCGACTGGTTAATTCAGCTTCCAGAGCGACATCGTGAGCATAATATGGCTTTTCTTCTTGTAGGAACTTGCCAATCGACAATATAATAATTTGGTCTGCGTCGCCACCAACTTGTGTGTCGGGATACTTGCCCTGCATTGAACCATAAACATTGCCTGCGTGAACAGAGTCCTCAACAATGACGCCCTTCTTTCTCAAATAATTAAAAAGCCTATCTTGTGCACCGTATACTTCGTCACACATTTCATTCTTTGGCATAGCCAGAATTTTCTTGCTTGCAGGCATCACAACAATGTCCAAGTCGTAATGGTCGTTAATCGCGTAATCACCACTCATGGTTTTACGCAAATCCATTTCTACTTTAGGTGCGGGGCGTGGGGGTGGCTTTTGGTCGCCTACTGGTTCACCTCGCCTGACCTTTTCGGCGTCACCGCCGACAGCAATTTGAATTCCTTCAGCCATTTTGTCCGACCTCCCGAACCAATTCTTGAATTTTTAAAATTTTCTTAACTTCCGTTTCTGTAAGTGGAGTTTTATGCAAGGAGTCCAGATATTCGACTACGCGCTTGGCGTTGGACAACATCTTTTCGTCGTTGCGGATTTCATCAGCTTTATATGATTGTTTCACCGCTGCGCGGAGACGGTCAACTTCTTCATTCAAATAAGACTTCAGGCTGACGCCATTATCCGATATCGAATAAACGAATCTCGTCAGGACGGCTCGCTGTTCTTCTTGTAAGCGACCAGAGTATTGCTCGTTAAACTTAGTTGCGAAGGTTTTATAAACAAGGTTATCAATTGGCTCCATAGTTTTAGACTTCGCATCGGGATGGGGCTTCTCGACCATCATTTCGATTAAGGAATCTTCCAAGAGAACCGTTTTCTTCACCGTGGTCGCATCTGAAAACAACTGTGCGATGCTGGCTAAACTTTTATAGTTTGGCACAAAGTTCGCATAGACATCTGTCCCTAAGTTGTGATTAATTTGTTTAATCAAGTCGGACTGTTCGGTGAAAACATGTTTAGAACTGAGCCTTGAAGACTGAAGCCTTGCTTCAATTATAATTCTTCTAGCAATATCCTGAGAGGCTTCTTTTGTTTCATTAATCGCTTTGTAAAGTTGCAATTCTTGGTAGAGTGCGGTATTTTTTGCATAGTGCGTCTTAATAATTTGTGCGACCTTTGCTTGGCGTGGGGTGTCTTTGGTCAAGACACACTTTGCCATCTCTTTAATCAACGCCTCAAATAAAAACGCCGTATTTCTCTTTTTGTTGTGTCGGTACCGACTTGTATTCACACCCATCTTTTTTTATTCTCCGAGCTTGCTGTCTAAGCCGTTAATCAGACTCTGAATTTCCTGTGAAGAAAGTTCCCGATTAACTTCCATAAGAAGTTTCTCATCTTCCTCACCGTAAATAGTTTCTGAAATTCCTTTTCCTAAAGAAAGTAAGTCGCCCAAGCCCTTGAAAGTGTTCTGCCTTGTGTTCTGTGTGCTATCGTATGCCCACTTTGAGCGAATAGAACGCTTTCGGGCACCCATGTCTCTTGTATCGTCAGTAACCTTAGTATACATCTTACCCTTGGCTCCGGGGGTGGTGTAGGTTTCTCGCTTGGCTGGTGCCGCCAGTAGGTCACCAGTATCAGGCTCTTCTTCTTCGCCTTCTTCGTCGCCGCCGAGGTCATCACCACCCAAGCCTCCGCCGTCATCGCCGCCGCCAAGGTCGTCACCTCCCATGTCGCCGCCCCCGCCTGCCTCATCTTCAGCAGGCTCGTCTTCCTCGGCAGCCTTCTCAAGTGCAGCCTCGAATTTTTTATCATAAAACAATTCGCGTTGGACTCGCAAGACTTCTTCTTCTGAGAGAGCAAAAATATTTCGATACACCCACTGCTTAGAGAAGAAGCCTTCTGTGGCAGCCCCAGCAACATCAAACTTCGTGCGAAGATGCTCAAGCTCTTGCATTGCTGCAATTTGAGAAGGATTGTTGAGTCTCAATCGAAAGCCCACCAAGTCGTTGCCTCGGTAGCCCAATGTATAAAGATGAATGATGCCAATCTTCTCAAGCTCCGCAACGACTGACCGCTGGAGCCTTTGAATCGTTCGTGCGAATCGAATATCTTTTTGTGCCAATGTAGTCTTATCTTCATCGGAACCTTCGCCACGCGATAGATATGATTGTGGTACTTTGAGGGCAGAGAATAGTTTGTCCCTAAGATATTTAACGTCATCAATGTCACCCGTATAACTGCCGCCGGGCAGGGACTCAATCCTAGAGGATTCGCCGCCTCGGACTGGAATGAAGTAATCCTCGTCCACGCTCATGGGGTTATAGCGAAGGTCAACGCGCCCTGTGGAACTGTCCACAATCTGTGAACGCTTCATCTGAGTCATAACCTTCTGCATGTACTGTTCGACATCTTGAGGGGCAATGTTTCCAATGTCAATATAAAATGCGCGTCGTTCTGGAGCGCGGGTGATTCGATAGCTCATCATCGCATCTTCAAGAAGGTGTAGCTGTCGCCAGATGCGCCGTGCAGGTTCTAAAATTGATGTACCATAGGGCGCATACCTGTCATTACCTAAGATGCGAAAGTGGGCAACCTGCCAATTTTCAAATGTCAAGCCAGCGGTGTTCCACTGATACTGAACATAGTTTGGATTGGTGGGGTCTTCGCCCTCCATCCTCTCGACCTCAGATACAGGCATGGGCACGAACGCCTTGACACCAGTTGTTTCATCAATGTCCACATACAAAAAATAGTCGCCATATTTACACATGGTTCGGCACCATCCGTACAAATTGAATTCAATATTCAACACGCTCTTATAAAGGCTGGAAAGCGTTGACTTGATTTCCTCGTTAGTACACTCAATATTAATAATAGGTTTTAGCTCATTGTGATATGTCATCTCATCTGCATAGATATCAAGAGCGGAGGCAATAATGGGTTCATATTCCATTTGGTCAAAATCTATATACCGCTCATTTCTGAGGCGGTTGTTCATCGCTTCGGATGAAAGTGACTCAAACGGATTATAGTGTGTCTTCTGGAATTGTTTTCCCGACGCAGATACAAAACGTGTTGCATAATTGTCGAGTGCTTTTCTTCTGAACTTGCGTCGATTCTGTTGTCTACGATTTACAATAGGACCAGAGAACAACCTCGTGAGTCTCTTAAAGAGTGCTGATTGTTCATTCTTGATATTCTGATTGTTATTGATGTTGTCGTTAGCCATTTGTGTTACCCCTTAAATAAGCCCGGAAATTGCTTCATTAGTTCTTCGGTTTGCTTTGCTTCCGCTTCGTACTTTGTACCACTGTATCCTACCATACCTGATATCTTTGTGTTAAGTGTTGTATTTGTTTTTGTCATGGCGTTCATAAAAGCTTTTCGATATTCCACATCTCTTTGATTTGAAACCAAGGCGGTGTCCCTTACCCAACACCCGATGGCGAGCGACATAACAAGGTCATCGTTATATCCCTTCATTGCTTCGGGCTTGCCGTTGTTCCACACAAAGGTTTTTAATTCATTAAGTAGTCTTGAAGACCTAACAGTAATTAGGTCATTACGAACAAACTCCTCTAGCTTTGCGATAATAAGCGGGCGGGTTTTCATAGAGGTGGTAAAACCGGGTACTGTATTGGAATGGCTCCGTGCGGCATATGAGTCAACATATTCGTGACTTCCCTTGGCTGAATAATAAAGATTTTCATATTGCATGTCCTCCAACTTGGTCAATACCGAATAGCCAACATTGTTATTCTCCACAACAATCATTGCATTTCCATATTGTTTGCCAGTGTCTGAAAGAAACATCGCATACATGTCCAATTCAACTTTGCCCTGATATTCGGCGACCTGTTTCATTTCTGTAATATCTATAACATGAAACGCAGAATAATCTCTCCCGTCGCCACGGGCTACATCTGCGACAAGCAAATAAGAGTGCTCTGGGTTACATTCCTCCCACAGCCACAAATTCCTGTCAAAGCCTGCGCGGTGGCGGGGAGTCTCTACCGCTTCGGTAAGTTTAGAAATATCATCAGGGTGAATTACCGTTTCGCCCGACATGTTGAAATTACATTCAAGCTCCTGAGCAATCTGCCTACGAGACATGTTCTTTGTTTCATTCTCAAACCAAGCTAAATCACGGTCGGGGTGTACGTCCCAAGTTAATTTTGTTGGAAAGAAGTCGTTTGATTGTTCCTCTGCCCCAACATAAGCTTGGTGAAACCAGTTGCCGACTCCATTGGGGGTGGATAGGGCGATGCACCGTCCACCAGTGGACAGCGTAGGATACAGACCAGTCCATAGCTCGTCTAAGCCCTCAACGTGGGCAGCCTCGTCAACCACAAGGAGAGACAGGGCTTCTGAACGACCAGCATCTGCACTAGTAGAAGA